ACTATATTCCAGGCCGAATAAAGCATTCAAACCTGGCTCTAGTTCTTTAACTAGTTGTGATCGTGATATTGCCATAGTTATTCTCCTTTATCCTATATGCCTGTTCCACTTCTATAGAAGTGGTTGTTGATTCTAACAAGAATGTTCGCATTAGCAGAACCTGTGTCAGAGTTATCTGGGTCTTGCGAAATATCGATCGCTTGAATTGCGAAAGTAGTTGCAGTACCAGATGCACTTACATCAAGTTGTGCTTTTGAGATTCCTGTTTGTGTAACACCAGTAGTGTTTGTAACAGAATAGTTCTTGTACAAATCTGCTCTAGTGAAAGCCTCGTCTGCATCTATTAAGAATACAGCATCTGGATCATCAATGACAAAAGCAGTGATGTCAGAAGCAGCAATACTACCTGGGTAGTGATTGCTAAAAGTTGGCTTTTGAGTAGTTGGATCTGTATAGAAACATCCGTTGAAAACGCCCACAACAGCATCAGAAGTGTTAGCACCATGTTTCTGAATATTTCCAGTTGTTAGTGGTTCCACTAAATCACCTTGGAATATTGCAGTTCCATAGTTACTTGCAATCGTGTATCTGTTTTGAGCACCTACTAATGGTGTACCGTCTAGTTT